CATCAAGCAAAAGAAGGTTTATCTAGTTTTAAATTTACTTTATATAATTTTATCCAGGAAAATGGATTAGAGGCATTAAAAGAATTAAAAAATATAGATGTTGGAGTGTATAGCATTAATGATTTAGATAATAAAATTAAAGTTTTGGAAGAAGACCTAATAAAAATAAAAATATTACTAGACAGTTAATTTAATTAAGGTATTATAAGAATGGGAAATTGTATTTATAAACCACTCATGGGTTCATTACAAAAACATGGAGCGTTAGCTGGTTTAAGAAGATGGTCATTGGAACGTGATGACTCAGGCACTATATATCCACATCGTATATATAAAGATGCTAAGAAGAATATATATCATTCAGTTACTCATATTTTAAAAGAAACCGCACCCCAGGAACAAAAAGATGCTTTGGAACGATGGATTGAGAGAAAAGGATCAGCAGATGAAAGAGATATGGCTTGTGAAAGAGGAAAACTTGCTCACGCTCATGCAGAATATCTACTTAAAACTGGAGCGAAACTTGCCAGGCACAATGCCAACAAGCGAGGAATATGGAGAACAGGTCAAGATGAATTGGATCGTTGCCCAACAAAAGTCACGCAATGGGGTTTATCGAAAGCAGCCGAAACCGCACCACGTGTTAGCTGGAGTGCGTCAGGCTACGCAAGAGGTTTACGATCATTCATATTGGAACGTGTAACGGCCATTCATGCGATTGAATTTAGTGTTTATGATAAAGATTATGGATATGCTGGTACTGCTGACGCTTTAATAGATATTGATGGAAAGTTAACAATATGTGATTGGAAGACTTCCAAGGAAGTCAGGTCAGATGAAATGTTAGTTAATTATTGTCATCAACTTGGAGCGTATAATTATGCACTAAGAAAGTTAACAGGAATTGAATGTAACCAGGCATTAGTATGTATTGCTCGAAGAAGTGGAAAACCCCAACTAAAACTATTGGATAGTTTAGCGTTGAGGTCTAGCGAGATAAGTTTTATGGAACGATGTATGACATTCCAAGAACAGTTAAAAGAATTAGCCGTGGTTTAATAAATCTATATCTGTTGGTTCGTAATCTTGATAGGGTGATGGATCATCATATATATCAGAATTTTCTTCCCACCAATCATCTATTAAAGATTTATCATTTATAAGAGAATAACCATTATCAGATTCTCTACATAAATCTGTAAAATATTCTATAAATTCATCATAAAAACTAGGTAGCAAATTAAATTGTTTTGCAATGGAACGTGCTGTATCTGAACAATGTTCATCAAATTGATTAGCAAGATAAGTTTTATCTTTATCTTGCATAGTTTTTGTTGGTACGGGATTTTCAATCATTTTCATTATCCTCTGAAAAAATAATTTTTACAGTTTTACCGCTACTCCAAAAATCATCAACTTCCCACTCAAATGGGCAGTCATTATCGAGTAACCATTCGTATAATTTGGAACGATTCATTTTTTTAACCTCTTTTTGTTAGTGATATATAGGTTGGCATATTTAACTGCCAATTCTGTTTCTTGGTTTGCTTCTGCCCACTTCATAGATTTATATATGGTATTGAGGGCATTTAACTCTAAATTCTTTTTTGGGTCGCTATCTTTATTATCTTCCCATTCATACTGATCTAATGCTTTTTTGACGTATCGGTATGCGGTAGATTCTGGAATGTTAGATTCAATTAATGTTTTTACAACATCGTTTTTATCTAAATCTTTGCGAAATAAATTTAAAGCTAAATCAATTGCTTCTTTTCTATCCATAGCTACCACAAATCAGATTTATCAAATCCCTTTATATCGTCAGTATAAGGATTTTCATTANTTATCTTTTCAAGACGATTCATAGCGTGTTGCTGGTACGAACCAGTATGTGCAGCTAAATGATTTACAAGATGAACAATAGTTACCTGATGATTCTCAGGTAACTCATTTATTCTGCAATTCATACAAATAGTGTGGAATGATTTCATTTTATTTAGTCCATTGAAAGTTGTAATTTTGTGTGAGAATATCTCTCACTCTTTCCCTGTCTAAACTATCCCCATCTCCCCAGGTATAATTGGTTTGCAATAATTGTGCTGTTTTTAAAAGGCTTTTGTATTTCTTAAATGCCTTTAATACGTCATCACGTTCAACAAATTTGTTGTTGATTATTGGATCGGCTAGTGGATATANACCANNTTTGCCATAAAAGTCTAAAACATAATNAATGAATTGACTTTGAGAATTTTCAGTAATTTTCATTTTGGTTAGTCTAAAAAACTAAGTTCCTTACTATATTACATGAGAAAACGTAATTTGCAAATAAAAAAAATTCTCACTTTCATATTGCCATTCATACTGCTTATCGGTACGTTAAAGTTATACATTCATCATTCATTATGAAAAGTTTATTAAAAGTCAGTAGTAGTAAGGATATTACTATAACATTCAGTACCGAACAATTATTTTTTATTGTAGTAGTATTGATTAAAAGTATAAGACTAGATAAAAGTAATTTCAACTTTAATTTAAAAGTATATAGATTAATTGATAAAATATACTTGAAATTAATTCATTAGTGTGTAACAATAGATTATGAGAGTTTAACTTATTCCCTCTCACCAAAAAAAAAATGTCTCAAACATTAACAACTAATCAAGTTTCTAGTCCATACGCTATGTATGAAAAGGAAAATAAAGTTGCTTTATTACCTTATGAAGTTTTAAGAGTAGCTAGTCAATTCGTATCTAAGGATGAATCAAAATACCTTATAACTGGGATTCATTTAAAAGTAAATAAAAATGAAATTCTAATTGGATCGACTGACGGTCACAGAATGTTTTACTTTCAATTTCCTAAAGATGTTTTAGGTTTTGAACTTAAAAAAGATATTACTATTCCAGGTTCAATATTTAAGACTCAAGTTAAAAATGCAACTAAAGTATTAATTACTGATGATTTAATTACTTTTCAAAATGTAGAAATAAAAATCTCATCAGTACCTTATAGAGAAATAGAGGGAACTTATCCTAATATTTTGCAATTAATTCCTGATTCATTCACTAATAATTTTGAAGGAAAAGAATTTACTTTTAATTGTGATTATATAGGTCAATTTTGTAACCAGGTTAAAAAGTTATCAAGTAATAAGGGAATCACTTTTAATGGTAATAATCCTAATACACCATTCATAATATCTGCTAAATGGGATATTAAGAATCCTTTTGAAGATTTAGAGGGATTTGAAGCAAAATTAAATTATTTAATTATGCCTATAGTAAATTTAAACAGAAATAAAAAATAAAAAACTTTTTTAATTTAGGGTTTACATATTTCTTCTCTTGTACTACAATAGATATCAAGAGAAGATTTTTTTTTTATTCACTTCTCATCAAATAAAAATGGAATTATTAAAAGAAGTAAAAGAACAAGCTATTGATTATTTAAAAGATAATCAAGAAATAGAAACCTATGGCTGCGATTTACATAACGAAATTTTTAATACTTCTTATTTCTGCAATTCAGAAAAAGATGCTAAAAACTATTTAGAAATTTATGGTGTATTCCAGGCTATTGAAGAAGTAACAGAATACGAAAAATTTAATTTCGGAGAAGTTACAACAGATATTTCCAATCCTTGTAAATTAATTAATATGTTAGTTTACATAAAAGGAGAAGAAATACTTTATAAATCTAATACGTTAACTAATGATTATTGGAATGAATATGTACCTAATGAAGAATACAAAAATATTATTGAAGAAATAGAAAATAGTTAGTTAATTATTATTATTAAGTATTGTTACAACTATTGTTGATGTACTACAATAGTAAATTTTTATTGTTTATAATTAATACTAAGGGAAGAAAATTTTTTTACAACTTCCTACCAAAAAAAATGAAATCAACTTATCTTATTTATCTTTTTTGTGTTTCTCTTGTTGCTGTTCAAGGATTTCTAACTATTAGAGATTTTAAAATAGATGCAGTAACTAAGGGAACTGAAACAACACAAAATATAAGTAATACTCTTACTTCATATTCTCAATACTTACAAAGTTTTTAAGATTATGAAGTACTTACAAAATATTATTTGTTTTCTTATTCCTACTATTAATTTTAAATTATCAGATAGTAATGATTTTTTTGATAAATTAGAAATAGAAACAATAGAGATACTAGAAGACTTAGGTTCTAATTATTTGTTAGGTTTATTAAATTATTCTTATCAAGGATGTTTAGAAGACTTCAATGCTCAACAATTATTAAATGAACATGGTCTATTTCTAGATCAATATTTAAGTCAAACTAATGATACTAATTTATCTATTCTATTGTTATGTGATTATCTAGGTTATTAAAAACAAATTAAAAAATTAAATTAACTCTATCTTATTGATAGGGTTTTTTTTATGTCATAAATTATTTACTATCTTATTGTTTTTATTGGTTCGGGTTTTTTCTTTTCTTTCTCTCTATCTTGTAAACGATAATTTTCTAATTGTAATTGTTGCAAGTGAAGTTGGGAAAGTTGAGACTATCCAAAAATGAAAATGTGATGTAAGAAAAAATACCAGGCAAAAAAAAATTATGTGTTGTAGGTTTTTTCTGCTGGCTATTTCCTACCCGTCACCAATTTCTGAGAGTGTTGTTACCTGGGGGGAGTGTAGCAAAAGTGTAACAAATATGTACCTACACCCTGAACCTTCTGATAAATCTAAAAATTATTTCCTTCTACACTATTTATTATAGTACAATACTACAATAGTGTCAACTGTCAGTTTTATTTTCTATTCGTATAGCTAGTTCTGGAGCATTTATGTTCACAGTCTCCACACTCTCCCCTACTACTTTACCAAGTGAATCTAATATCTGAGCAGCAGTCTGAAGCTGCCCTTTCTTAACAGCCCTATCAAAAAGCCTAACCCTCATGGCTTGCAGTCTAGAAATCATATTATCTCTATCCTTCTGCCAATCCTCCTCATTCCACTTACTAACCTCTTTCCAATCGTTCCATGCAGTCTTTACACAAACCCCTTCCCTTGTGGAATGTTCCAATACCAAATGTCTCGTAGTAAGACCCTCCAACTGTCTTTTGTATAATCTCTGTCTTCTTTGTTCTATAACCAAATCAGGGGATCTCCCTGGATTTCTCTTCTTTGGAACGGATCTATCGTCAAAATTCTGTAAGATTGCTTCTGTCACGGACTGAAACTTATGTTATTAATTGAATAATAACCCTAAAACAGTAAAATAGTCGACAAAAACTAGCAAATTCATCAAAATTAAGGGTATTCTGTATTACATGAGTCCAAAAACAGCCGAAAAGTTAACATTGCGATGGGCACAGGGGGAGGTGTTCAATGCAGCAGAAAGATTTAGAGTACTGGTAGCTGGCAGAAGATTTGGAAAATCCTACTTATCATGTATCGAACTTGTAAATGCAGCAATCAAACGACCAGGCGAAACCTATTTCTACTGTGCCCCTACATATCGAATGGCAAAGGACATTGCCTGGAAAGAACTTAAAAAGTTAGTGCCTTTATCTTGGGTAAAAAGCAAAAACGAAACCGATCTAAAAATTGAATTGATAAATGGCTCGTTAATTGAACTGAAGGGAACAGAAAATGCAATGACTCTTCGTGGCCGAAGTCTCGCTGGAGTAGTACTTGACGAAGCAGCCTTCATGGATTCAGACGTATGGTTCCAGGTTATTCGACCAGCATTAGCAGATAAACAGGGTTGGGCACTTTTCATTTCTACTCCCGATGGCACGGCAAGCTGGTTTTACGATTTATGGTGCTACGTTCCAGAAGATATGAGTGGGGATTGGAAGAGATGGAGTTTTACAACTATAGACGGGGGCAATGTTCCAGCCGAGGAAGTGGAGGCAGCGAAGGCCCAACTGGACAAAAGAACATTCAAGCAGGAGTTCGAGGCAAGCTTCGAGAATCTTACGGGCTTGGTGGCGGTAAGTTTTGGTGATGACAATATCAGTAGTGAGGTGGAGGATTTACAAATGTTGCCATTAATTTTGGGATTAGACTTTAACGTAGATCCAATGGCGGGAATTTGTGCGGTAAAGCATAATGACTGTCTTTATGTATTTGACGAGATAATGTTGACGGGCGGTGCTACTACCTGGGATTTTGCGGAGGAAGTTATCAGAAGGTATGGGGTAGATAGGCGAATTATTGCGTGTCCAGACCCTACGGGTAGTGCTAGAAAAACAAGTGGAGTTGGAGTAACGGACCACAATATTCTTAGGAGGTCTGGATTTACTGTTATGAGTCCAAAAAGTCCGTGGAAGATTAGGGATAAGATTACTTCAGTTAATACGGCTTTGTATGATGCAAATGGAGCAAGGCGAACATTAATCCACCCACGATGTAAAGAATTAATAAAAGCATTACGAACTTTAACTTACGCACCAAATACGGGTTTGCCTAATAAGAATTTGGGGGTTGACCATGCGTTTGATGCTTTTGGATATTTATGTTTGCAGCAATTTAACTTGGCAAAACCAGAGACACTGGGCCAAACTTCGTTTAGAATATACTAAGATACGCTTTTTTATCATGCCGATGGGGAAAGGAACCTATGGTTCTAAGGTTGGTAGACCTCCAAAGAAGAAAAAGAAAAAAAAGGGAGGAAAGAAACGTGGCGAATGTACCTGTAAATAAAACTTTATACTCAAGAGTAAAGTCAGAAGCAAAACGTAAGTTTGCTGTTTATCCTTCTGCTTATGCAAATGCGTGGCTTGTACGAGAGTACAAAAAACGTGGTGGTACTTATCGCACAGGAACTAAAAAACGTGGCAAGAAGTAGTGGCGGTCTAACCCGTTGGTTCAAAGAAAAATGGGTTGATGTTAAAACTGGTAAACCTTGTGGTCGTTCCAAGGGCGAAAGCAGAGCTTATCCTGCCTGTAGACCAAGTAAACGTGTATCAAGTAAGACACCTAAGACTGCCTCAGAAATGTCAGCAAGTGAAAAAGCGAGATTTAAACGTACCAAAACAAGCAGTAAGAAGATAAAATATCAACATAGACGTAAAAAACGTACCAAAAGGAGTTAAAAATGGCTAAATCTGCTGCGATGGCTAGATGTCAAGGTTATATTGCTTCTGTACGAAAAGGAAAGAAGAAGAAAACTACAAAAAAGTCAACTAAAAAGAAAAAATAACTGTGAAAGTTACAGTTTCAAGGTAATATATTGTTATAAGTAAAATTTTTCTCTAAATCATGGCATTTTTCACTGGAGAAGAGGGTTCTGTAAATTTCAAATCTTCTACTGGTACAACTGAAGCTATTGTTTCTACAACTGCTTGGAGTTTTTCAACTACCAGGGATGTAATTGAATGTACTGCTCATGGAGCAACTCAAAGACGTTATGTACCTAGCTTAGTTACTGCAACAGGTAGTATTGAGTTCTTATATTCAGCAGCATCAGGAAATGAAACTGCTGCTTTACTACAAGAAGTAATTGCAGGTGATGGGGAAGATGCTGAATTTGAATTATTTATAGGTACATCTGGTGGTAAAAAGATTACATTTAATGGAATCATAACAAGTATGGACACAGGTACAGCATTAGGTGATTTAACAAGCGTTAGTTGTGGATTCCAAGCATCAATGAGTGATCCATCTACTGCTGGTACAGGAATTGTAATTGCTGCATAATGCCTAGAAAAAAGGGAGTAAGTTTATCCGTTGGCCGAGGTGAAAAGTCTCGGAAGGGAGGACTTACTGCCAAAGGTAGAGCAAAATATAATCGTGCAACAGGTAGCAACTTAAAAGCACCTGTTACCGAAAGCAAACCTACAGGAAAAAGGGCAGCTAGACGAAAATCATTTTGTGCCAGAATGAAAGGAGTCAAAGGTCCAATGAAAGATAGTAAAGGCAGACCAACTAGAAAAGCATTAGCATTAAGGAGATGGAAGTGCTGACATGACTTACGCAATCCCAGGCCCAATACGAACCAACATCATCTCATCTACTTCAGTAGGAGGAGTTGATAGTCCTTTTACTAGAACAAGAGCAGTTCTAGATATGATGAAAGGTTGGGAAATAATGAAGGCTGTTACTGAAGGAACAGATTATTTAAGAACAAACAGCGAAGCATTTTTACCATTAGAACCAAGAGAAGACTATGAAGCGTATCTTGCAAGAGTAAACAGAGCAGTATTTAGTCCTTTTACGCAAAGACTAATAAGAGCAGCTACAGGTCTTGTACTAAGAAAACCAATAACATTAACAGGCGATCCATACTGGACAGAAATGTTCAAAATGGATGTTGATGGTTGCAAATCAGATTTAGATGAATATGCAAGAAGAGTATTG